TAGAACCAGTAGCTCCAGTAGCTCCAGTAGCTCCGTTTGGATACATATTGGGTCCGCATCCAGACGTATGTATATTTTTTACTTCGTTTTTTACTTCGTTAAACCCAGATTCATTACAAGTTTTTGTTGTTATTTTATGCAAATCTTGAATATAATATAAAAGTTGATCCACAATAGATTCTTTCAAAGATTTCATTCCAATCATTGAATTCAATTCTTGCAAATAAGGTTTAATTTTATGTAATACTGCTAAATTGATATTGTATTCAATTTTCTCGTCCAATGGATAATCCTCTACTATTTTAATCAAATCTTGCAATTCTTTAATATCTACGTGAATATATTTCTTTTCTTTTCTTATTAATTTAATTTCAGAAGGAGAAGGAGGAATAGGACTAAAAATAGGACTAAAAATGGGACCGCTATAATAAGTGGATAAAGGCAATGGTAAAGTATCAAAATGTATATGATAATCATGTTTCTTCAATTTAATGGACAATTTTTTTTTATCAAATAAATAATATTGATTTGGATCATTGATCATGTCCAAATGAATCGGGGTAAAGGTAAGACATCCAAAATATATATTATAATTATCATCCATCTTTTTCAAAAAAACATCCATTTCTTCTTTGCTATTTATAACCAGGTTAGACAGGGTATCTTTTATATATATATTGGATACATTATCCAAATGGTAATGGCTATTCCAATGATTACTTTTATCCATTTCTTCCAAAAAATTTTTACGCAATTTGTTGGAAATATTCATGATTGCACAATAAAAAAAGAAATCTTTTATTCTTTACATGATTTCTTTTTATGTTTTTTTTTAATTAATATTCTATTTACAAATCTAAAGACAATATAATAATTTGTTTCAAAACAACATAAAAAAAAATTGATATATAAAATAACTCAATAATGGAGTGCAAACATTATAACAAAGTAACATCAAACATGAATACAACTATGAATACAACTATGAATACAACTATTGAACAAGATGTGGAAACACCATGGACAATTATTGAATCTTATTTCAAAGGACATCATTTGGAGAGACTTGTCCGTCATCAAATTGAATCCTACAATGATTTTGTAAATTATCAAATAGTCAAAACGATTGAAATGTTCAATCCTGTTCATATTGCATCCGAGAATGACCTAGATGTAAAATCAGGAAAATATGCATTGGAAATGTTTGTTACGTTTGAAAATTTTCACATGTATCGACCTCAGATTCATGAGAACAATGGAGCAACCAAACTCATGTTTCCACAAGAAGCACGATTGAGAAATTTCACCTATGCATCTGCCATGACAATTGATTTAAATATAAAAATAATTATAAGAAATGGAGAGAATTTGGAAAATAGTCAAATTTTGTATAAAACGCTTCCCAAGATTCATTTGGGAAAATTACCCATTATGTTAAAATCCAATATTTGTGTATTGACGCAATATAAACATGTAGAACATATTCACACAGGTGAATGTAAATATGATGCAGGTGGATATTTTATTATCAATGGTTCGGAGAAGACTGTGTTGGGACAAGAAAGAGCAGCAGAAAACAAAGTATATTGTTTCAATGTCAGCAAAAACAATACCAAATACCATTGGATTGCAGAAGTAAAATCCGTTCCTGATTTCAAATGCATTTCTCCCAAACAAATCAACATGATGGTGAGTTCAAAAAACAATGGATTTGGATTTCCGATATATATTCAATTGCCTCGTGTCAAGCAACCCGTTCCTCTATTCATATTGTTTCGCGCCATTGGTATCATATCCGACAAGGATATTTGCAATAAAATATTATTGGATATTGATAGTGAAGATAATAAAGCCTTGTTGCATGGATTACAAGCGTCTATTATTGATGCAAATACGATCATGACGCAAGAAGAAGCCATACGATTTATTACAAACTATGTCATGTATTCACCGATCAATATGGAAAAGGAACAAGGTATTAGAAAAAAACACGAGTTCACATTGGATATTTTGAACAATGATTTGTTTCCTCATTGCAATACACGTATTCAAAAAACATACTTTTTGGGATATATGGCAAACAAACTTTTGCAAGCCAGTTTAAATTGGATAAAACAAGACGATCGGGATTCGTATGTCAACAAACGGGTGGATTTGACGGGTCCATTGTTGAACAATTTATTCCGTAATTATTTCAACAAATTGGTGAAAGATATGGAAAAGCATATTGTGAAAGAAATCAACAATGGGTCTTGGAAATCCACGGATGATTATTTGAATATAGTCAACATGACCAATATATACAAAATTATCAAATCGACGACAATTGAGAATGGAATCAAACGTGCATTGTCTACGGGTGATTTTGGTATCAAACACATCAACAACAACAAAGTAGGTGTAGCGCAAGTATTGAATCGATTGACGTATGTGGCGAGTTTGAGTCATGCTAGACGAATTTCCACACCGGTGGACAAAAATGGAAAATTGATTCCTCCACGCAAACTGCATAATACGTCATGGGGGTATGTGTGTTTGGCGGAATGTTTTGATCCGGAGACCCCCATATTATTATGGGATGGAACTTGTAAACGCGCAGCAGATATTATAGTGGGTGATGTTCTTGTGGATGATGTAGGAAATCAAACCATGGTTCGCACTACTTGTTCTGGGTTCAAAAATATGTATGACGTGATTCCTGATAAAGTGAATTTTCTAAAACACAGAGTAACAGACAATCATATTCTGACTCTCAAGATACGCCGTCACAAATCTATTAGAAAATCCAATGGGAAAACACAGAAATATATGGTAGAATTTTTAAATCGCAAAGAACTCACATTTCAACAAAAACATTTCAACACATTAGAAGAAGCAGAAGCATTTGTAAATAGTATGGATGATGATGATACATTGGATATAACAATTGAAAATTATGTAAAACTAGATATAAAAACAAAAGACAATCTAGTATTGTTCAAGGTAGAAGGTATACATTGGACCAAGAAAGAGGTAGAAATGGATCCTTATTTATTGGGTATGTGGTTAGGAGATGGACTGAGTGATGGAACCGGTTTTGCTTTGAATTACAAAACGGATGTGGAAACATTGGCTTATTGGGAAAAATGGGCGGAAGAAAACGAAGCCGTTATTACAAAAGATAAAAGATATAAATTTACTATTGTTTCAAAGAAAAACAAAGAGGCTACTTCCGCCGGATTATGTAATCGAGTGGAAGAAGCACCTTTGAAGAAATATCTGCGTAAATACAATCTTTTGAAAAACAAACATATTCCCAATGAATATCTTACCAATGATAGAGAGACAAGACTCAAGGTATTGGCTGGATTGGTAGATACAGATGGATCCGTTCGTGCTCAAGGTCGTGAAATACGAATTTGTCAAGGACCTGCAAATTACAAAATCATTGAAGATGCATATACATTGGCCATGTCACTTGGATTTTCCTGTGGAGTAAAAGAAGGAAAAAGTCAATGGACAGACGAAAAAAGCGGTGAGAAAAAATTCAGCACTTACAAAGAATTGACTATCACAGGTCACAAAATCCATGAAATACCAACACTTCTTCCTCGTAAAAAGTTGACACTCATTGAAAACAAAACACAGCTTCTAAGAAGCAAATCATTCATGGGTAGTAAATTTAGTTTAGTTGAAGCTGGTATAGGTCCATATGTTGGATGGCAACTGCATGATATTCGTGGAAGATTTTTATTGGCTGACGGATTAGCATGTCATAATACCCCGGAAGGGCAAAGCGTTGGTGTAGTCAAAAATTTGAGTTATATGACGCACGTGACTATTCCATCCAATAGTGCGCCCATGTATGACAATGTGATTCCTTTTATTCAATCCATCGACACGTTGACTCCTCTACAAATGTATCAAAAAACAAAAATATTTGTTAATGGATGTTGGGTAGGTATATCTGAAAATCCACTCGAATTGTTCAATGAATTAAAAGAGAAAAAATGCAAGGGTATAATGAATATTTATACATCCGTTGTATTTGATTACAAGAAAAACGAAATCATTCTTTGCAATGACGGAGGAAGGTTGACACGTCCTCTTTTACGGGTAAAAAACAATCAAACGTTTATTACACCGGAAATCATGAATGAATTGAGAAAAAACAATATAAAATGGGATGACATTCTTACCAATTGCAAAATTGAAAATGCACTGGTTGAATACATTGATCCAGAAGAACAAAATTGGTCCATGGTTTGTATGAAACCAAAACTATTGACATCTGCAACTGAAAATATAGATAACAATATTCATAAATATACACATAGTGAAATACATCCTAGCTCAATATTTGGAATTTTGGCATCTTGTATTCCATTCCCAGATCACAATCAATCTCCTAGAAATACATATCAATCGGCGCAAGCCAAACAAGCCATGGGTATGTATGTGACCAATTTTGATAGTAGAATGGACAAGACGGCGTATGTATTGAATTATCCAGCGCGTCCAATGGTAGATACACGTATTATGGACATGATACAAATCAACAAAATACCTTCTGGATTCAATGTGGTGGTAGCCATTATGACCCATACGGGATACAATCAAGAGGATTCCCTCTTGTTCAATAAGGGGTCAATTGATAGAGGACTTTTCCAAGCGACTATTTATCATACAGAAAAAGACGAAGACAAGCAGAAAATCAATGGGGATGAAGAGATTCGTTGTAAACCAGACAAGAGTAAAACAAAGGGAATGACTTTTGGAAATTACAACAAATTGAATAGCAAAGGTCTTGTGCCTGAAAATACATTAATACAAAATCGCGACATGATCATTGGAAAGGTAACCCCCATCAAAGAAAATAGAAACGATCATACCAAATTGATCAAATACGAAGATCAGAGTCGTATTTACAAGACAGATGAAGAGACGTATGTAGATAAGAATTATGTAGATCGCAATGGAGATGGATATAGTTTTGCCAAAGTGCGAACACGTGCAGTGAGAAAACCGGTGATTGGGGATAAATTTAGTAGCCGCGCTGGACAAAAAGGCACACTGGGTAATCTGATCCCCGAAGAAGACATGCCTTTTATGAGCAATGGATTGAAACCAGATCTGATATTGAATCCACATGCGATTCCATCACGTATGACGATTGCACATTTGAAAGAAACATTGTTGGGAAAAGTATTGATAGAATTGGGATTGTTTGGAGATGGAACCAGTTTTGGAGAGTTGGATGTTGAAACGATTATCAATGAATTGATGAAACTAGGATATGAATCCCATGGCAATGAATTGATGTATAATGGAATGACGGGAGAACAACATGAATACAAAATCTTTATAGGTCCCGTATTTTACCAGCGTTTGAAACACATGGTCGCAGACAAACAACATAGTCGTGCAATTGGACCCATGGTGAATTTGACGAGACAACCTGCAGAAGGTAGATCAAGGGATGGAGGTCTTCGATATGGGGAGATGGAGCGTGATGGTGGTGTAGCACATGGAGCTTCGGCGTTTACCAAAGGTAGATTGTTTGATGCATCAGACAAGTATCAGGTGCATATTTGTAAAAAATGTGGTATGATTGCGGCATACAATGACAAAGTGCATGTGCATCATTGTCGCACATGTGACAATCGAACAGACTTTTCCTATGTGCAATTGCCTTATAGTTGCAAATTGTTGTTTCAGGAATTGATGACCATGAATATTGCACCACGTTTACTAACCCATTGATTATTTCATTGATTATTTCATTGATTATTTCATTGATTTTCTTGAATATACTTACTCATAAACATGTCAAATTATCAAATTTATAAATTTGTAAATTTGTATAAAAAAAATTGATTTTATAACTTGTTACGATGCAAGTTATAAATTTTTTTATTCTATACACGCATACATACACGCATACATACACGCATACATAAACGCATACATACAATCATTAACGAATGAACTATTCCTTTTTATCTGTTTGTTTACCCCGTCTTCCTACAGAAATCATTGATATTGTTTTGTATTATTATGGCAAAAAATACACCAAGAATGACAACCATATATTTGCAGAACAACTCAATCTTGACAAATACAAGATTCTATTAAATATACCCAAAGTAACAATGTTTTCGCGATATAGTTGGTATGTTCAATTACATGATTGGAGATTATCAGTTAGTAATTATAAATTTTATAAGTGTTATTATCTACAAAAAAATAAAATAGATGGTTATCCTCCTGTAAATGGAGAACTTGACAATATTCCATCCTACACAATTTATTATCATAATTATTATGAATGGATCGATGGAGATTTTTTGGCAATGGTTGAAGATTAACGTATATGATTGAATAGGATACAAAAATTGGATGCAAAAAAGAAAAAAATGAAAAAAGAAAATATCACAATATAATATATAAAAAACAATTTAAAGACGATGAATCAAACAATGAATCAAATCAAACGTCTTTTTTCATTAAAAGATATTTCCCATTTTTCGAATACAACTGATTATTTGGCAATTTTGAATGCTGTCTTATTTGTAGATATTACTGGCGTCTATTTGACCATGAACAATATCTTTATCAAATCCAAATATTTGCAATATTGGTATGAAACATTTGGATTGTTGGCAGTCATTGCAGATGTGCTTATCATTGTTATAGGGATCATTATTACGCGATTTTTATATCACTACTTTTTCAAAACGTTTTCCATATGGAATTTCATTTTTTTAGCGCTTGTCATTCAAATCATACATGATATCTTGTTTTACCTCTTTTTCTCTCGACTAGTTCCCAAAGGACAAAACAAAATGTTTGATGTCTTCCAAAACTACGCCAATGAAGTTGGTCCCTTGGCTATTTTGGGAGATAGCACAATGATGGCTGCTTCTTGTTTATTAGCATCATGGTATGCTAGTTATTCAGTGAATATCAATATCATCAATTTGATAGTAACATTGTATCTAATGACCTATATCTTGCACTATACTGCAAAAAAATAAAGGTCAATTGTTTACTGCTTACCGCAAATAAGTAGCAGAGAGAAAATAGATGAGCCAAGTGGTGGTAGCAAAAAGAATACCACCCCATAAAACATCTATTAAGGCTACTATGGGGTTCCATTTGCTTAATATGGCTAAATTGGTTGTTTCATAAACTGCATAAATAGTCCATCCTAATAAGGCTGCATCTAGGATGCTCTTTTTCTCTCGAATAATGAAATACCAAAGTCCAAAAACAAGCGCAATATAACACAACAAAGCGGGAATCCATTGAAATACTATTTTGGTTCCTTGTATTTTTTGAATCATGGAACTAAACGTGTTTTTCATGTTGGATAGGTAAAGAAAATCAATCAGTGTAAACAAAACAAAGGTTAAGACAATTTGAATGGTCATTTTGTTGAAAATCATGATTCTGGTTTTGGTTCTATAAATTAGAACAATATTTTTTTATAACTTTATTATATAATACAATGTCAACAAGTATTGGATATACTAATTTATATGGTTCTACTGGTGGTCCACCAAGATTAAGTTTAACCAATCCTGCACGCAGTCGTTTAGGTGGAGGATTAAAGGGATTTATTCCTCAAGCACTCATTACGACCAATAACGCATCAGAAAATACCGATCCATTAGAAACACGTTTTATATTAAGAAATGCTTGGAACACCAGTTATCAAAGCGAATTAAATGTGAATAAATTGCATGCAGCACAAAGTCCCTTTCGTATAATCAATAATTCGGGGGATATATTAAGCAGACCTTATTATTCATGTGGTGGTCCCGTAATTCAAGGATTTCGTCCTCAAAATCGTGGTATCAAAAAGAGTTATGGAAGTATTCAACAACAATGTGATTTGACAGGTGTTCCTGCTGCCAGTTGCAATACAAAATTTGTTGCAGATAGTTCGGATTATACCCGGTTTCGCAAACAGGTGGCTATAGTGAGAAATTATAACATTCTCTCAAATGGAAACAATGAATCCTCGGGTTCACAGGTTGCATACAAAGCCACCAGACGTGGATTTTAGAACCGACTCATATATAACTAATATACATCTTTCATTCTCTTTCTCTCTCTCACCCATTTTGAGAGAGAAAAA